TGTTTGATTAATAATGTGAGTGCTATTTTTATCTCTTGTAGTTCGTGATCATGATGGTGAAATTTATCTTTACCAACCATGATTATATCTTTTTCCAGATAAACTATTTCGATAGTCTTTTTTTTTGGTTGTAAGAATGCCATGAGTAAATTTACGATTTATTTGGTAATATGAAATATTATATTTAGGTTAGCAATTATAAACAGCATTGTGCCGCTGATGAAAATAATAAACGATAATAACCCCGGTCTTATACTTGCACTTCCATCTTCAGGATGTGGTGGCACAACTTGTATAGGATCGGCGTTAATATTTTAAATACGATGCAGCTTGCCACTCTTATATTAACCGTACTAAACTTTTTAATGTTCGTTGGATTGATAACAGCAATCGTTATTGATAATAGAAAAAATAAATAACATGGCATGGCCGCATAGCATAGACACGTGGGATGATTGGAAACAAAACATTTTTGCAAACGTAGAAGCATCAATTAAATCACGTCTATTTTATAAACCTAAAACAAATAACATGGAAGATGTAACACCAAAAGAAGCAAAAACAAGGACGCCCCGTAATACAGAAAGTATTACTAAGGGGGCTTTATCTTTAAACCTAAAAGAAAGGGTTGAGTTGTTGGAACTATTAAAAGAATCTATTCAAGCTGAAGTTGATGGCTTAAAAGCTATGGCAAAGCAGGCTGAAGAAATCGCAAACGGAAATAAATGATTAATACGAATGAATTAAGACGGGGTAACTGGGTTAACGCTACTTATGATGGCATAGATTACAGGCAAGTGTTTAGCATTCCTAATATGGATGAATTTGCAGCAGAACCCATTACCATCACACCAGAAATATTAGAGAAGGCGGGATTTAAAAAAGAAGATAAGTTAAACGTGAATGCACAAACATGGTGTAAGTTCGGAATGGGCGAATATCTTACATACTACTTTGATGGATTTTGCAAGTTTGAATTTGGGATAAAACCAGCGATTAAATACGTCCACCAACTCCAAAATCTTTACTTCGCATTAACCGGTGAAGAACTATATATAAAACTATGACCCGTACAATTACAACTTGCCCAGGAATCGGAGATACGATCTGGTTATTAATGAAACTAATAAACCAGAAAGAAAAATTCCATTGGAAAGTTGGCGATGGTTCACCCCAAAGATCAAAGCCGTTATTTGATTTGTTCCCACAATTAACAGAATCATTTGAATACATTCCTAACTCAGGTTACAAACAAATTAAACGTGATGCAAGTCGTGGTTTATGGAAACAGATGCCAGATAAATTCTCATTGGAGGCCAATAGTCATCTGGAAGCAGGGTTTAGAATTGAAGATTTTTTACCTGATCTGGAAACTAGTTTTATATTGCCGTATCAAACAGACAATTATTTTAGACAGGCTGATAATTTTATAAAAAAACCAACTTATATAAGTCAAGGTAAATACATTGGCATCTACACAACGTCTTATTCTAACTCCCGCTATATGTCAGGATGGCTTTTAGATGAATGGTCAAGGTTTATCCAATTACTAAGAGTTCACAATCCGGAGTATAAATTTGTTTTCATTGGAGCTGAGTATGATCTTGGGTTATCGGATGAATTAATGAAATTGTTCCCTAAAGAGATTTACATTAATGCAATGAATCAGTCATTAGGAGTAACGATTGAGATTTTAAAGCGATTAGAAATGTTTGTAGGGTTTCAGTCTGGGCTATCAATCATCAATGAAACGATAGGGGCTAAACAAACTGTGATGCTTTATTCACCGAAGTTAGCAGCTATGATAGAAACATGGCCTGATAAAAAGCGAATAGAATCGGGGGCGTATAAAGGAGCGACCTTTGGCACGGCTAAGCATCCCCTAAAACCAGAACAGTTATTTGATTGGCTTATAGAATTTAAAAAAATATAAAATGGAAGTTTGGAAGCCTTTAGTCGGTTTTAAAATTAATGGCGCTAATGTTCGTGGCTTAAATGCTGATCTTGCTAAAAAATACAACACAACAAAAGGCAACATAAAAACCATTGTTGCTGGTAAATCATGGAAACACATTTTATGAGTATGCCAGTTAACGAGAATTATTTCAAGACCTACAAAGGCGACTGCGAGGTATTCATAGAAACCGGCACTAATATGGGAGGGGGTGTTACATTAGCGGTGCAAGCAGGCTTCTTAGAAATACATACAATAGACTTGGGTAATTTTCTTGATCCTCATTACAAGCATGGGCTAAATAATATTAATTACCACATTGGCGATAGTCCGAAGGTTTTGGATGAGTTATTACCGAAACTAAAAGATAAGAAAATAATGTTTTGGTTAGACGCTCATTCAATGCTAATGGAAGGCGAGGAAGAAAATTATCCTTTGTTAAGGGAATTAAATGTTATTGAAAAACATTGCAAGAAATGTGTTATCTTAATTGATGATTATTTATACATGACGCATAATTTAATTACTGGATTTTCAACTAAGATGATTGAAAAAAGATTAGACATGATGGGACTTGGAATTGAATATCTTTCAAACCCGATTATAAACAATATACTTTTAGCAAGATGATCAGCGGTTACTACTTAGAACGACATGACTGGATTCGCAAAGGATCAATATACACAAAGGGGGAGAACGTTATTAAGTTTAACGGGACTGATTGGTTTTTGAATGGTAAGGTAATAACAAGCACAAAAGAAGTACCATGAGCGATATTTTGTTCTGCCATAGTGGTAATAGCGGGGACATTGTATTTAGTATTCCTACCATAAATCATATATGCGGTAATGAAAGGAAGGCTATGCTATATATTAAAAAGGCGCAATATATCACCGGAAACCAATTTGATTTTGTAAAAGATTTATTGCTTCAGCAGCCTTCAATTAAATCAGTCCATCCTTTTATACCTACCGATAACGATTGGTCATATTTTAACTGGCCAGGATTGAAATATGATTATGATCTAGACTTAGCAAGGATGCAGAACCAACGGGGACGAATACATATTGTGAAAAGGTATTTTGATACCTTTGGTATTCAAGCAGATCATACGAAACCTTTTTTAAAAATAGACGATTTGCCTTCTGGACTTAAAGGAACATTTGCTTTAATACACTTAACTCCCAGATGGAATGGATTGCAATACGATTGGAAAAAGATATATGCTGAAGCGAAAGAAAAATATAAGCACGTTTTCTTTATAGGTTTTCAGTCTGAATGGTTAGATTTTTCATTACGCTTTGGCCCTATAATAGATTTGGTTACTAATGATCTTTTAGAAATGGCTCGGTTTATCAGGGACTGTGCAGCGTTATATTGTAATCAAGGGGTAGCATTGACTATTGCGCAAGGACTAGGAAAGGAATATTATCTTGTAAAAAACGGTACTAAGACTAACTGTCATTTGCATACACCAAATGAACATTTATTAGGCGCTGAATATTTAGCTTCTCATCATACGTTTTCAGATATGGACAGGCCTGATTCACATTTACAAACAAGATTTAAATGAACTTCACAGCTAAAGGACGTAAATATGGAATTGATAAATTTGGAGTTATTACTCAACTTGATCATAGGCCTTTTGTTTATGATCCTAACTATTCTGCAATATATGATAGCGAACAGTATAAACGAGGATCTGATTTACTCCAAGCCCTGAGGGCTGGCTTTGCCTGTGCTTCACATGGTAGGCAAATAAACTCTTTAATGGATGTCGGTTATGGAAACGCAGCTTTTATAAACTTTGTAAAGCAAGACTTGATCCCTTACGTTTACGGTCACGACATAACCGGAGTTCCTTTAGACGGGGCTTATTTAATGCCTGAATTTGTTAAGGCAGATGTTTATACTTTCTGGGATGTTTTAGAACATTTCCCAGATTGTTCGTTTCTTAAAGACTTGCCTACAGAAACGATTTGCATAAGCCTTCCTTACTGTCATTTTCATACCGAGGGATTGGATTGGTTTGAAAATAAGTACCACCATTTGAAGCCAGACGAGCATATACGTCATTATTCACCATTTAGTTTAATGGCATTTATGGATTCTTATGGGTGGAGAGCTATTGCCGAATCTGGACACGAAGACATAATACGCAAATCCAAACATGGGCTGCAAAATATTTTGAGTATGGCTTTTAAAAGAAAATAAATACCATTACAATATTAATTCCATACAAACCCGATATTCACGAAGGAATTGAGTTGCTTTACGCTTTAAGGTCAATAGAGGCTAACTTAATGGGCTTCGGGAATGTTGTGGTAATAGGTCAGCCGCCATCATGGTATATTGGCGAATCAGTAACAGCACAAGATTATGACGGGAGGAAACAATATACTATTTACCAGAAGATTTTAATAGGGTGTGAATTAAATAACGTTACTGATGATTTTATTATGTTCAACGACGATCACTTTCTATTAAAACCATTATATGCTGAAAATATTAAATACTGGCATAACGGTCCGATAGCAAATGAAATGAATAGAAACCTGACGGCTAGATATGCCCATGCTGTTGAGAACACTATTAATATTTTACCGGATGCGATGAACTTTGATATTCATATACCAATAATTTATAATAAGGCTAAGTTTAAAATGTTATTTGGTAACAAAAATGATGAGGTATGTGTTAAGACTTATTACTGCGAATCATTACAGCTACAAGGTGAGGAGATGGCTGACTGTAAGATTGATCAGTTATTGTCTTATGAAGCGATAAAAGAGTATATCAAAGACCGGATGTTTTTTTCTACTTCGATTAATTCAATCAAGGCTCCGATGAGGGCGGTTTTGGAAGATATGTTTAAAGAAAAATCTAGGTGGGAAAAATAATTCTCATATTTTAAAAACTAATATTTAACTTACACACCCAATAAGCAGTTAGCTTATTTGGCAATTAATGAAATTTAAATCAAACGGGGATCCGGCAGATTTAATTAGACTTAGTGTATCTAAGTTCAGCCTCTGCACAAGCAGGGGCATTGTCATTTTATGATAACAAGGAAACAAATAGAAGATCATTACTTGGTTTTAGCACATGGCCACGTTTACAGTAAACGGACTAATAGGCGTATGGTTGGTAAGATTGACAAGTATGGGTATAGAATACTTTGTCTGTCTTTAGATTTGGGCGTTAAGCACGTTGGACTTCATAGGATCGTAGCTATTTGTTGGTTAGACAACCCTAATAATTTGCCACAGATAAATCATAAAGATGGCGACAAATTAAATAATAGGGTTAATAATCTTGAATGGTGTACGGCTAAGCATAATACTCAACATTCTTACGATACCGGATTATCAAAGGCGTGGAACAAAAATAAGACGGGTGTATATTCTGAAGAACAAATTTGCCGCATGCGGAAGAATCAGCCAAATATGAAGCCGGTAAGAGTTGAATTAAACGGGGTTGAAATTGCAAAATATGATAGCATGGCTGAACTATGCCGTGAAATGGGTTTTGATGAAAGAACAGCAATGAGAGTTTTGCAAGGCAAGAAAAGCTATAATACTATTAAAGGACATAAACTTTATTACTCTTGAAATTAACTATAAAACAAACTCGGGCTTTGGATGTGCTCGAAGATGGCACCACTGGAGAATTGTACTACGGTGGTGCTGCGTAACAAGCCCCTTTCTGGTAACAGTTAGGGGCAATGTGCAGGAGGTGGGAAATCGGTTCTTGGTTGTTACTGGCAGATAAAAAGAAGATTAAAGTTTCCTGGTACAAGAGGGTTTATCGGGAGATCAGAGTTAAAAAACCTAAAAAAAACCACCCTCAATTCGTTCTTTGAAGTTTGTAAAATGCAGGGATTGAAAGTTGGAAGTCACATTACTTACAATGCACAGGATAGTATTATTAAATTCTTTAATGGATCGGAAATAATACTAGCTGATTTGTACGCTTATCCTAGTGATCCGGAGTTCGATAGTTTGGGTTCATTGGAAGTAACAGACGCTTTTGTAGATGAGGCGCCTCAGATAATAAGTAAGGCGAAGCAAATACTTAAATCTCGTATCAGGTTTAAGATTGATGACTTCGGGCTTATTCCAAAATTACTAATGACCGGAAATCCATCAAAAGGCTGGGCTTACTATGATTTCTATTTACCAAATGAGCAAGGCACTTTAAGGACGGATAGAAAATTTATTCAAGCATTAGTAACAGACAATCCGAATATCTCTGAGCATTATATTGAATCATTACGAGGACTTGATAAGAACAGCAGAGAAAGATTATTAAACGGTAACTGGCGATACGATGATGACCCGGCTGCATTGATTGAGTATGATCACATCATTAACTGTTTTAGTAATACTCATGTTAACGGAGAATATAAATGTATAACAGCGGATATAGCACGTTACGGGAATGATAATACGGTTATCGGAGTATGGAAAGGGCATCGGGTTAAATTGTACAGTTATCACGGTTTGAGTGTTACCGAATCAGCGAATAAGATAAACGAGCATAGGAATCAGAATGCAATTGGAATGAGTGATGTGATTGTGGATGAAGATGGGATCGGCGGCGGGGTTGTGGATATTTTACGGTGTAAAGGGTTCGTGAATAATAGCACACCATTGCCGGGGCCAGATATGCCGATCATGGATAGAATGGGAAATGTGAAGGCAGATAATTTTATAAACTTAAAATCTCAATGTTATTTTAAATTAGCCGATAGGATTAATAGCAATGGATTGTTTATAGAGTGTGAAGAAAATTTAAAGCAAACAATCATTGAAGAATTAGAACAAGTGAAGCAATATAATATGGACAAGGATAATAAAAAACAAGTGATGCCCAAAGATAAGGTGAAGGAATTAATAGGCCGTTCACCTGACTTCAGCGACACTTTAATGATGAGAGAATGGTTTGAATTAACGCCTAAATGGGTTATACCCGTAGCATGAGTTTATTAGATTTTTTAATACCGAACAAGAGACGAACAGAGCAAAAGGCTAATCCGTATACAGGGCTTCAGCTACAGCCAGGTATCAGATATTCTATTGTCAACGGAAGATTAGTTACTCCTACTGACAATAAAAGCACTTACATAACTGAAGGTTACAATAAGAATGAAATTATTTATGCTGTTATAAATCTGATTCTAGATAAAGTTATCCTACCTGACTGGAGATTGTATAAAATAGTTGATGAAAATAAACTGAAGCAGTATGAAAGAATAATGTCTCACAAGAATATTACCGCAAAGGATTATAAGAGGGCAATGCAGCTAAAGTATGAATCATTAGAGCCTTTAAGTACATTTAATATTCAGGCAGGTAAATTAAAAGATTTGCTTAAATACCCGAATGATTGTGATACGTTTCAGGATCATAACAGATCATTATTTTTATTTAAACTCCTCACGGGAGATTATTACGAATGGTGGGAAACGCTAAGTCTAGGGGCTAATTCAGGGATGCCAAATTCTTTGTGGTCGCTTCCTTCCCAACACATGACTATAAAAGTTACAGAAGATTTTCCCGCAAAGCCAGCAGAGTATCAGTTAATGGTTTGGAACAAAATATTCAGTAGGGAATCTATTCTACATGAGAAGTATGTTAATCCAAATTGGAACATAAACGGCGAACAATTATACGGTTTTTCTCCTTTGAAACCTTATTTAAAAAACCTTGTTAGAAATAATTCATCAAAGGATGCAGCAGCAGCACAATTGCAGAATGGCGGTTTATCTGATATTATTTACATGGATGACTCTAGATTCTCACCAGAACAAGGATTACAGGCGGCAAACGCTTTAAAGATTAAGTTAGCTGAAGAATATTCCGGTCCCGCTAACTACGGTAAACACGCAATAAGTGGGGTTAAAACAGGCGTAGCGCAATTAGGAAATACTATTGCTGATCTTGGTATAAAAGATTTAGAGGAATGGGATGCAATCATGGCCTGTAATATTTACGGTGTACCTCCTGAGTTATTAGGATTAACGGCTAAGACTTACAACAACATGAAAGAGGCTGAGAAAGCATTAACAAGTCGTTCGGCAATACCGTTACTAAACAGCAGAAAGAATAGTTTAAATAGACAGATACAAACTAACACCGCACTTAAGGGGCAGAATGTTTATTGTGATTACGATATTGATTGTTTCCCTGAATTGCAAGTTGACATGAATCAAACAATGACGGCGGTAAGTCAGTTAACAATGCGTACACCTAACGAAGAAAGAGAAGCAATAAATTGGGAAATGAGACCGGAACCAGAAGCAGACGAAGTATGGGTTAAGACTTCCGGAGGTATGCAGCCATTGAGTGACTACCAAGCAAGCGTAGTTGATCAAGCATTAATGAACCAAAGTATATTAGATGGAACAGCAAACAGTCAATCTAACGGAGCAGCAGCTTCAGCAAATGGCAAAGCAAGAGTTTCCAATGGAAAGGTATTGTTGTCCTGATAAGAAAAGGAAGATATTAATGTTGAGAGAACAATATATTTTAATGATTAAAAAACAAAATGAACTTAGATAAAAAATACGAAACTTATTTCTACCCAAAGATCAAGAAACCTATTGATGAAATATTCGATACGGTTACTCATATACTTAATTCACAAGGCAAACAAGCGGCAATAACTTACATAAATAAACAATTAACCCTTGAAGGATTAACTAAGGAAGTTAAAACTCTTCATTCTACTGTTGGGGTAAGACAGGCTAATATTATTACTCGTTCATTGAAACAAGATGAAAGAAAAAGCATTATAAGACTTCCAAAAGGAGAATATAAATCTTGGACGAATAAAGATGGCTCTTTTAGTCAAATGTTTATACCTGAAACCAAAGAAGGTGGTTCGTTTGGGTTAAACTCTCAATGGATAAACTGGATTACTAATTACCTACGCAATCATTTAATTCAGAACATAACTTTTAAAGTAGCTGAAACAACCAAAGATTTTTTACTTAACGTTCTCAATAAATCAATCAGCGAAGGATTAGGCATTGACGAAACAGTTAGGCTTTTAGAAGGATCGGGATTCAGCGCAATCCAAGCAGCCCGTATTGTAAGGACTGAGGTTAATATGGCTTCAAATGCTGGCACGCTTGCAGCAGGCGAGACTTACGATTGGCAGATGCAAAAGAAATGGATTGCAGTACACGACAACAGAACAAGAGGCATAAATCCTAAAGATCATGCTTCGCATATTGGACTCGACGGAACGGTAATAGATTTTGAAGATCAGTTTATCGACCCCCGCAATGGTGACAGGTTGCAAAGCCCTGGAGATCCGAAGGCTTCAGCAGAATCAGTTATTAATTGTAGATGCCAAATGTCATTAAAACCGAAACGGGATAGTCGTGGACGATTAATACCGAAGCGGCAAAGTACAATTGTTATTTACCCATCACGTCAAAGGAGACAACAAATCGTAACGATATGAAAAAGGGAGTATGGTGGATGAAAGATGGTGATAAGTATGAATCATTCGTATTGCAGTCAAAAACTGAAACAAAATTATTGGTTAAAAAGAATGGTAAACCTTTTTCAGTTGAAAGATGCGATAAACTTAATTTAATGAGGACTAAAAAACCAAGCGAATTATGAAATTATTTATTATACGTTTATTGCTCATACTAGTATTTTTCTTGCTGTTTCATTTTGTAATTCATTCTGAACCGGCAATACTTTGGGCATTCGTAGCAACATATATTTTAGAACCTTTAATAGTTCAAATAACATGAAAGATATTTATTCATACAAAGACTTTGCAATATCAGACCCTATACAAATAAAAGATGTAGATGGTCGCAAAGGAATTGTAACCGGATATTTTGCAAACTTTGATTCTTTGGACAGCGATGGTGATATAATAATGAAAGGTGCTTTTACAAAAACCATTGCAGCTACAGGGCCACAATCGGCAAAGCCACGAATAAAACATTTGCTTAACCACGATCCTTCGCAGCCTTTGGGGGTTATCACAATGTTAAAAGAAGATAATAAAGGATTGTACTACGAATCAAAATTAGGGAGTCATTCACTTGGTGTTGATTTTGTCAAGATGGTTGAAAGCGATCTGATAAAAGAACATTCAATAGGTTATCAAGTAAAAAAGTTTAGCCAAGTAACCCCGTGGGATGAATATAAAGATGGCGACACTTTGCGGGAATTAACCGAATTGAAACTTTGGGAAGGGTCATCCCTTACTGCATGGGGTGCAAATTCAAACACTCCTTTAACCGGATTAAAAAGTAGTATCGAGATAAATAAACTTTTGAATAAGGCAGAGGCAATAGAGAAGTTTTGTCGTGATTCAAAAGCGACTGATGAAACTATTGAAACTCTTTTATTATATAACAAACAACTTTTACAAACTATCACGGAACTAACATCCAAACAAACGGATAACGCCATTGTTGACGATACAGTTGAAGTAGAAAGTAAGGTCGAAGAAACCAAGTCGGAAGTTGTCGACTGTCCATCCTGTAAACAAGTAAATTATAATTCTGATAAAGGCTATGTAGTCTGTCGGAGTTGTAAGAAAATATTTGTTCCGGGAACGGATTTTACTTTAAAATTTTAAAAATTAAAACAATGGCAGATGAAATGAAAATTAGCGGCGCACAACTACAAAAGATGTTCGACGCTATGAAAGACAATTTGGAATCATCTCTATCAGAGAAGATAGGAGGTGTCGTTATTGACGTGCAGACTCTAACTCATCAGCAAGCTAACGGCGCTCCTAAAAAAGCATTAGATGAAATGGAGGGTAAGATCAATGCTAAGATTACAGAATTGGGAGCAAATTTTACTCAGTTCGTTGAAGATGCTAAAAAGAATCAGGTTCTAATTGATGAGTTGGCTATTGATCGTCAGAAGAGAAAAGATAATGCAGCTAATAAGCCTGATTTCAAAACCGCATGGAGTGGAGTTATAGAACAATTCAAGGAAAAGAAAAGCGAAATAGAAAAATTGGATCTTGGTCAAAAGATTAGTATCAAGTTGCCTCAAAACGCAATGGACTTTGAAGAAAAAGCAATTATGACCATTGCAAATACAACAACAGGCATCGGTACAACCACCTTCAATGATCGTTTGGGTATTTTACCAGCGCAGAAAATCAATTTCCGTGACATACTTTCAACAGCACCTTCAGATGGTAATGGAAGTTATGTAACGTATCGTGAGACTTCAGCCGTTCAGGCTCCTGCTGTTCAAACTGAAGGTTCTGCTAAAGCTAACTTGCAATATACTTTCTCGGCTATTACAGCTACGTTGAAATACATTGCCGGTTTTGCAACATTCACAAAGCAACTTACTTTCAATTTGAATTTCATGCAGAACAAACTGCCACAAATGTTGCTTCGTGATTTCTACAAAGCAGAGAACGCTTATTTATTTAATACACTTGCTGGTAACTCAACAGGCACAAGTTTGCCCGCTGGTACTTTAGCTAAAGCAGATGTTGAGGAAATTTTACAGGTAATAGCCAGCCAGAGAGGTAGAAACTTTGATGCTTCTTATGGAATAATTGACTGGAGCGAATGGCAAAGAATACTTGCAACCAAACCATCTGACTATTCAATTCCAGGTGGTGTATTGATTGACGGTAACGGTATCATCCGTATTGCTGGTATGCCAATCATTCCTGCGGCTTGGGCGCAAACAGATCACATCTTGGTTTATGATAATTACTACTACGAGAGAGTAGAAGGAGAGGCTCTTTCAGTAACTATCAGTTATGAGAACCAAGACAACTTTGAGAAGAATCAGGTAACGATGAAGGTGGAGTGCTTTGAAGAGCTCAATAGATTGCGTGACGATGCTTCTATTTACTATGATTTCGGTAATAGCTAAAATTTGAAACCATGATAACAGTAACACAATCCCCCGGAGTTCCAAACCCTAAACCGGGTGGTCCTAGTGGGACTAAATAGGGTTATAAGGGGTAATCTTACGGGACTACCCCTTATTTTAAAAAATTAGAAATGGCTAAAAAAAGATCAGAAGAAACGAGAAAGATAATTTCAGAAACAAGAACAAAGTTTCCTTATGGAAAACCTGTTGTTCAGATGACAACTACTTACGAGGTAATTAAAGAATGGGATTCTGTTATTAAGGCTAGTAAAGAGTTAGGTATTAATTACGGTAACTTATCAACAGCAGCAAGAGGCGAAGCTAATCATGCTGGTGGTTACAGGTGGGAATATAAAGATTGATGGAAAAGAGAGAAATAAATATTGAAAGTAAGAAAGATGTTAACCCACCAAAAAAAAGGAAACGCAAATCTGTGCCTAAGAAAGTGATGATATGGTCAACTAGGGAGAAACGTGAAGTTAATATTAATGATGATCCTTTAAGCACATTTAATTCTATGAATGATTATATATGAATTATAACGCAGTCATATCAGTAAGGGATATTTCAGATGATTCAGGAACGATAACTGAGCCCGTTACACTTCAGGAAATGAAAGACTATTTAAGGTTAGAAGGTTATGTTGATACCGACCAATCTACTTCTGATTCATTAAGCAATTTTACTTTTGATGACGCTTTGATAAGAGATATGATCACAGCATCCAGACAATTGATGGAAGAAACTTTGAACATGAGTTTAGTTTTTCACACATGGGAAGCTGTGTTAAATAACGGCAATGGTATGCAAGAAATTCCTTACGGCCCGGTAATAAGATTTTGGTATGTAAAAGATAAAGATGGCAACAGTTTAGATTATACTACAATTGGAAATTTATGGTATAATTTAAAAACGCCAGTTGCTTGTGGTTTAATAGTTACTTATGATGCTGGGTATAATGATTCTCTGACACAAAGATTACCAAAGGGAATTAAAATTGATTTGATGAGATTGGTTACTTATTCGTATGAGTTTAGAGGCGATGATGATAAGATACAGAATTTCGTTTCGCAGTTAGCAAGAAAATATTCACGAAATACATGGATAGTATGATCCCAACTAAACAAATACGAATTGAAAAATGGGGAGCTGTAAAAGATGCCAAAGGGGATATGAAAGAATCTATTTTGGTAGCTTATAATATGTGGGCAGAACCTGTTAAGATCAGCGGTTCTTTATCGCAAACAATGGGACAAACAAAATTGAATAATCAAGTACGTTTTAAAATAAGATTCAGACCGGATTGGCATATTAATTCAGCTTGGAAAATTGATTACTTAAGTCAACGATATACGATTACTAACATTCAACGAATAGACGAAAAAAGGTTTAATTGGATAATAAATGGTGAAAATTAATCTAGTCGGGTTTAAACAGTTTCAGGAAACATTTAAAAAACTTCCTGATAAACTTCAAAAAGAAGTTGGAGCTGAGATATTGCTTGCTGCCGAAGATTTCAGGGACAGGGCGATTGTTGATGCTCCGGCTGATGTTGGTTTTTTAAGGTCACAGATAACGGTTAATAGAATAAGTGAATTAACTGCTGATGTTGTTAGTGGATCAAGTTATTCGGCTCCTATGGAGTTCGGAACTAAATCTAAGTTTACACCAATACCAGGGGTAGATGCTAGCGAGTTTAAAGGGCAGCCATCTGGGGGTACATGGTTGCAGTTTATTTCGAATATAAAGAATTGGGTTAAGCGAAAAGGGATACAAGTAAGTCCTTATGTGATCGCAAGAAGTATTTATTTGAAAGGTGTTAAACCGCATCCATTTTTCTTTAAACAAATAGGTCCAGTAAGAAGGGATCTATTTAGAAACATCCGTAACGTTTTAAAAGATTTGACATGATCGCAGTAATGGGCAAATTGATGGATTCATGGCACAGTTTACTAAACGGTGTTATTAGTGTGCCTGTTTATAAAGAAGGTTCAGTACCGGAAGAAATAGAATCAAGTTATGTTGAATTAAGAGCAGAATCCGCAAGCGAGGATGATACAAAACATTCATTCAGATCAGATGAAATAGTTATAACCGATATAGTGACCATGTTGAATTTGGCAGTTGATAGATCATTATGCGAAGCGATTGATGACCAGATAAAACAATTGATAAGGCCAACATCGCAAACACATGGATTAGCGGCGCAATCGGGGATGCAGATATTATTCGTTTACCCAGAGACAACTAATTATTTAGAAGAATATGATTCTGGAAAAAAATATTATCGAAAGATAGTCAGATATAGAAATAGAATTGTTCAAACAACTTAAAAAATAATATACAATGGCAACAAATGACTTTTTAGCTAACAATGTGGTCTTTCAATATAAGACCGTAGGGGCTGCTGCTTCCACTTGGAAAACTCTTGTCTGCGAAACAGACTTAAATGGAACGCTTAGTTCAGACGTTAGTACGCTTGTAACTAAATGCGGACAGATTAAAGCTCTTGGAGTTCCCGGAGCAACGATAAACGGATCTGGCGCAGCTAATACTTCACCAACAGCAAATCAGGCATCACTAGCTGAGGTGCTTGATGTATGCAATCTTCAAACACAACTTGAGGGAAGAATGATCAGTCTTTTTGTTCCGGGATCACCATCTGTTGCAACCGGAAGGGCTGTACTTATCAGGGGTATTGGTTATTTCACAAACGTTCAACCTCATGCGGCTGCGGCTGGTTCGCTGACTTTTGATTGGACATTTGAAATAACAGGTACAGTTGATACTACTGAGGCTGATGAATCTTAATTAATTGAGTTGTTTGAATAAAATATTTATATATGAGTAAGAAGATAACCGTTGAATTAAGCGGGAAGGAAATTGTTTTAAACTTTGGCGTGGGTCGTTTCTATAACCTTTTCAAAGAATCAACCGGAAAAGATTTGCTTACATTCTCTGAGGGTTTTGATACTACTAAGTTGGTAGAAGTGACGCAAGGAATCGTTTATGCAGGGTACTATGCAGAATGTAAATTGAATAAAGTATCTCCATTGTTTACTAAGGATGAAATATTTGAAGCTATACTTGATGCTGAAACTTCATTCATTAATGAAGTGTTTACAAAATATAGTGATAGTGTTCGTTCTAATGGAGTTGCGCCGGGGGAGATAGTGAGCCAACTGGAGAACCAATTACCATCGAATGGTTGAAAGAAATTGCTTTCGGTTGGCTCGGCTTGATGCCTGAAGTGTTTTACGATATGGAATTGGAAGATTTCTTTTTAATGCAAAAAGGATTTTTCAATAAACGGAAAAGTGAGAGTATGGATTTTGCAAAGGTTGCTTTTTATATTGCAGCGATTCACCAAAACATAGCAGGGAAACCATTACACGGAAGTAGATTTATAGCTGAATGGTTTGGTGAAAAAGAAAGAACATTAACTCAGGAACAATTAGACGAACGCAGTAAGGCAATAATGGCAAGAGTTGAATTAACTAATAAGATCGAAGAAGAAAGACGGAAGATTAAGAAACAAGCTAAAAATGATAGATTAAACTAATGGCTGAAACTTTAAAAGTAGTAATTGATGCCGATGTAGATGAAGCTATAAGGGGGCTTAAAAAGTTTGAAAAAGAACTTTCGGGATTAGCGACCGGATCTATAAAGCAACTTGAAAAGGCTGCGCTAATACTAAAAACTCAGTTAGCAAATCTTTCTCCGGCTGCGTTAAAGAGTGATTTTGGCAAACAATTATCAGGTGCGTTACAAGTTGTAAACGATAGATTAAAGACATTAAAGGTAGAAGCAGGGCTTGCGGGTGGTGCTGCTGAAAACGCCTTTAGTAAAGCATTTCAAGGCGCAAGAACATTGGCTAATATAATTCCGGGTATTGGCATAGGAGGTTTGATAGGTCTTGCTGCTACTGCTGTGAATGAATTAACACAGGGGTTTTTTGAAGCAGCGTTTGGTGCAAGTAAATTAGATAAAGCGTTAGACGAAGCATCTGGATCAATAGACAAGGAAGCAGGGTCGATAATTACAATGGTAAAGGCTTTACAAAGCGGAACATTATCATCTTCTGAGTTTAAAAAAGTAAAAGCTGAATTAATTGCACAGGCTCCAGAGTTTCAGAAAACTTTTGACGGTGATAAAATATCAATTGAAGCATCTGATTTAGCATTGACTAAATATATAGCTAAACTTACTAATACTGTAAAGGTAACGGCAGCTCTTTCAATAGTTAATGATACACTTGCTAAGAGTATAGCGACGATTGCGAAAGGTGGTGACGTAAACGTAGGTAAAGGGTTTCTTTCTATACTTAAAAACTTAGGCAATACTGCCGGGTTTAGTATAGATATAGGGAATCAAATCGCTGACAGTTTAACTAAAGCCGAAGATGCTTTAAAGTCAGAAAACATATCAAAATTAATAGATGATACTTTTAAAAAATTAGGTATATCTTTTAAAGATTTTGCCGGAACAATAGATTCTGATGCGCTAAAGAAAAAGCTAGAGGCTATTAAAAAAGAGTTTGAGAAATTTCAGGCAGAAACTATTGCAAAAGCTAAGTTGTTTAATAAAGAATTCGGAAGCGTTTTTGTTGTTCCTGATCTGGACGAACATTTCTTTACTAAGCCAGGTGAAATATTTAAGAAGGCATTAAAAGAACTTGAAGATATTAAAACAGGCAGTCTCAAAATAAAAATTCCTAAAGTAGAATTTGAGTTACTCCCTGATAATATCGTTCCATTGACCGATGCTCAGTTACAAGAATTGACTAAAGGATTCTTTGAAGGTATAAGGCTAGAGAAGGAAAATCCGTTAACGGTAACATTTGACCCAACAATATCACCAGAAGGTAAGGCTATACTTGATAAAAAACTTAATCTAAAGGATCAGTTTAAAATACTTGGCGAAATAGGCAATAAAGAGTTTGATAAAATATTTAAAAATATAGCTGCTACTGATTTTTCCGGCCTGAATGAAGGCATAGCTAGAGCCACAAAAGAACTTCGCAACATGATGGAGGTTGCAAATACTTTAAATCAAGCCATCGGAGGAGGTTTAGTTAATGCGTTCAATTCTGTTTTCGATGCAATATTAGAAGGCAAGTCAGTTTTCAAAGCATTAGGCGAAGCAATTAAATCATTAGTTGTAGGGACTATAAAAGCTATCGCTCAGATGTTGATATTAAAAGCGGTGACATCATTGATATTCCCGGGTGGGGGTAGCGCAGTAGGTAAGTTGGTTGGAGGCGGTTTATCTGGTGGGCTTGGAGGTACGGCCAATTTCGGGGGTATAGGTTCAAGCGGGTTTAATAATGTGATGCAGATAGTCGGAGCGGTTAATATATCAGGTCAGGATTTAAATATCGTTTTATCAAGAGCGCAATCATCAAATGGTAGATTTTAATGCCAACATCATTTAGAATAGATATTGTAAATTTTGAACAACAAGCGGTCAGGGTTGATATTGCTTCGCCTGTTGTTGCAGGAGTTGATGAATTTGTAGACCCGTTCTTAGAAGGTTCTGACCAGCCAATAATTTTAGAATCAGTTGATGTAGACGATGATAAAACAAAAGTTATAAGAGGCAGACGTTTAACCTGTGGATTCAATTCAACCGATGAAATACCCGGAGCCGTTACTACACTAGCAAATAACGTAGATACGTTTTCAGACGGTGATGAGGATGATTTTACCGTTCAGTTAAATATTAGTTCAGGACCAGGCACTATTCCATTCGTGGGTAACTTGGTTCTTGATGATAATACTGAAGCATTCCAACCAAGACCAAACCCTGTTAGATTATTTGCTTCTGAGGGGCTAGGATCATTGAGGGATGTTAAACTAAGAGAGTCTGACGGTGATATTCCTGTTGGTCATTTCAGATTAATAGATTACATATACTTGTGTTTAAATAATCTTGGTATTGGAATTGGCCCTACTGTTTATATAGCGATGAACTTATTTGAAAAATCAAGGTATAGAAAGCTGTCTGCGAATTTCAATATAACTGCTACAAATAAATTCAGAATACCTTATGATCAGGCAGGGTTTTTAACTCTAGGAGATACCATTGAAATTACGGGTTCTACTTTAGGTAATAATGGGTCTTACACGATTACACTCATTACACTTAATCCTACTACCTCAGTAGATATAACGGTGTCAACTTCTACGTTTGTTACAGAGACAATAGAGGTGTGGATTTTCATTTCTAATAATCATACTTTCTGGGATATAATGTTAAATGCCTTGACGTTTGAAACACAAACAAACGAAAGAGATGATTGTCTTACGGTCTTAAATAAAATACTTGATGCGTTTGGATGCTTTATTACTTACGGAGATACAGGTACTGCTGGCGGTTGGTATATTATAAGATGGGATGAATATGATAGGATCACAACAGGTGCTTCAACACTTAGGTTTGCAAAGTTTACATTTTCCTCTTTTGCTGTTTTTAATAATTACGAATTAATTGACGTAGATAAAATAATTGCACACGATCAAGATGGTTTATATGATGGGTATAGATTAAGTATGGATAACGCAGTTAAAAGGTTTCAAAGAAGGTCGCACTCTGTCTTACATACATACAAATTTGAACAGCCAAATGAAATACCGTGTAACTCATCTTTTCTTAGAGGTACTGTTGATGATGATGTACTACCGTTGAAAACCTATGTACCTGATTGTTGGTCGCTTTTTAATGGAGTACCTGGAAGTGGATCTACCACAAGCGAGATGAGAATAGGTGTCAGATTTGATGATAATGGGTATGAAATAGAAAGATTTTTATACTTAACACCTACCACAACATCGCAATTATTTGAATACGCAGAAAGCGAACCTATAGATGTGACTGTTAAGAGCAAAATATCGTTTTCGTATAGCTGGAGAACAGAATCATTGTATCCGTCAGCTTATGGTGGTCTTTTTTCAAGAGGTAGAATAAGATTAGCGGGAAACGATGGCAGCGATTGGATGTTAGGTAATACAACTCTTGCCGACCCAACAACACCATTAAAATGGTGGGATACTTCTAATTTTACACTTAATACATCTGCTGGTAAAATAGATATTGATTCAACATTAATAGAAGAAACAGAATGGCAACCTGTTAATATAGATGAAACACCAGAGATTCCGGTTACAGGGAAATTATATATAATGTTGTTTCAGGGAAACCAATCTGGCGCAACAACAGATGACGATGGGATAGCTATTGATTACTCAGACTTAAAGTTTACATATTTCGCTTATATAAATGGTACATATCACACAATTATCGGGCAACAAAATAAAGTTACAGGAACTAACGATTCAAAAAAGAACATAGAACATGAAATGTTTTTAGGAGATTCGCCAGAGCCTATATTTAAAGGGGCATTAAAAAAATTCGATGGGAAAGATTACCTGCTAACCGAAACATGGAATTACTATCACGATAATACTGTTTTAACCGATAGTAAGTTAGCGAAGCATATTGTTTATCAATGGTGGAATCAATTTAGAAAAACCAGAACAGTAATAGAAACTGATGTTCAGGGGTTGGGTGCAAATGATGTAGTTGATATTCCTTCAATGATAAACAGGTGGAAGATAATTCACGGCGATCAACAGGATAAGAAGTTCATGTTAACATCATTTAGAAATATGAACTTTGCTAACTGTGGTTGGAGTGGCGTTTTTGTAGAAAGTAGTTCGGTGGATGGAGATAGAAATTATGACGATGCTTTTGAGTTTAAATATATTCAGGAATGAACACAGGCTATAACATACAAGGTAAAAATGTCCATGTGTTTAAATACATTGATGCAGCACCTTATGAAATAGTGTGTGGGACTAATGTAGTATTAGAATTTCAGCAAGAAGTTATAGGTGCAACAACTCCCGATAGTGGTAGGAACTTAGAAAAGAGAGCAAGGATGAGATCAATTACTGCGACAATATCAGGAGCAACTACTTCAACAAATGACGGCAATTTATCTGTCTTTCATTTTTTAGATGAAGATGTATTTGGAGAACCACAGGATTTAGAAGTTATATACACAGATAACAATGGTACTGACAGATCGGTAAGGGGTTATTTTATTATTGAAAGATTGCCAATAACAGGCGAGGCTGGTAATTCATCTACTTATGATATTAATTTACAGTCATCTGGTGGTTACACGGTGTCTGATTTAATAGATCCGGTGGTTACGGGTGAAAATGTTAAGTCGGATTCGTACACGGTTGCAAGCGGTAAAATATCAGATAGTGAATGGATCGGGTTATCAGCAGCTAACATTATAGCAGTTTACAGAGAGGGTTCGGAACAGTTAAGTATTGGTTTACCTTATTCGTTTAATAGTGGCACAGGCGAGATAACCCCTGATGCCGGAACAACAATGGACGGACAGAGAATGTTTGTAATATGGACTTATTAAAATATAAAACGGTAATCGGAAGTGATGGAGGAACTACAGTTAATGTAGGGCTACCGAAGTCTCAAATAATTGCCGTATCAAGACAGGGGGAAGAAAAGGATTGGATGGGACCATTTTTACTTAGTGCGTTTAACGGTAGTAATTGGGCGGTGGTACTTGGTAGGCCGCACAGAATAACTTTTGGTGCTAATTATCCGTTCGTTGGTGATGAAGTGATTCATATAATTTATAAAGTAACAGTATGAAAAATATTATATTATTTATTTGCTTGGTTGTTTCGTTTCAGATGTTCGGTCAAGTCCCGACAGGGTTTCAGTATAGAAGAGTGAACGAAAGGATACAAGGTAAGTTTATGGTTGATTCAATGGGGTACATGGCAAGGTATTATGATACAACTGCCGCCAATCTTCATATGTTAATAGATACTTGTGGGGCGCACTTTTTTTCATATGCAACTAATACAGTATGGGTAAGGGCTTGCAATCCTAAGCATTGGGTTGAGGTTGGTAGCGGAGGCGGCATTGGTACACTTGATACATTACTTCCAAGAGACGCAATGTTTGATGTTGTTCAGAACACAGGGGGTACGGCCTATAAATCACACAGGCAAATAGTTTACAATATAAAAGACTACGGGGCTACAGGAGACGGGGTAACAGATGATCAGCCGTTCATTCAACGGGCAATCGATTCTTGTTTTTCTCAAGGTGGTGGTGTGGTTTATCTACCTAACGGGATTTATTTGTTGACAGCAACGGCACAAAGTGGGATGCACTTGCGTATTCCTGTATCTACAATTCACCGGACAGATACGGCAGTTACAGTAGAGTTCAGAGGAGAAACTCCTCCAATGATGTGGACGAATCCTTTAACTGATACCAATAATGCAAAACCACCTTTAACCGGAGTGATATTAAAAAGTTCTTTACTTTCTTCTACTGCTATACTATCAACAAATTTTGATGGTGCAGGTCAAGCTAATTTCTGTAACGTAGTAGTAAGAAATATCGGATTTAGAATACGAAGCATGACGGGGCTAACTCACGTCGCTCCAGAGGGTCAGGGAATAGACGGTAGTAAATTATCCATGTTAACGGTAGATAATGTAAGAATCGATACAGAAAGCCCAAGAGATAGTACAGTAATGCCAAATTCAAGTAGTGTAGGGATTAACTTTCCAAGAGTAAATAATTGGTGTCAGATAAATTTTACCAACTCACTTATAACAGGAATGTACAAGGCAATAGTTGTAGCGGAACATTTCAAAGCAAACAACGTAGAACTTGATGGAAATTATATTGGGTTAACTACTTACGGAGAAACTCAGTATCACCCTATCGAAATATCTCAAATGGGTTTCTGGAGGAACGCTTATAATATAGTTTTACAAGGAAGCGGAAGAATAAGTATC